TGATTATTATGGAAGGGGGGATATAGATGTATTTATATACGAGCAGGTATGATATTCCGGAGGATGCCAGGAAGAGGGCAGAGACGGAGCGGTTGAGGTTAGCGGCTAAGAAGAAGGAGAAAGAGAAAGAAGAGAGGATGGAGACAATAGCATTAGCGATATGGATAAATATGGGTTTTTTTTAGATTTAGGTGTTACGATTTTTAGGAAAGTAATACGATGTTGGTTTCTGATGCGGTTAAGGTAGTTACAAGTAGGGAAAAGAGGTATTGTACGGTATGTGGCATGTATATCGTGAAGAAGAAGAACGCATCGTGGAAGGCGTATGGTGAGCGCAAATTTTGTGGTGTTAGGTGTGGTAATGAGGGAAAACGGAGTGTTAACAAGATAAATGTCAATGGTACGGACAGGAGTGAGATAAGTGATTATATTGCGTTGAAATCAAGGAATGGCCGGAAGATGGCGGATTTTAATTTAGGCATACTTGATGCGGTTGAGAACATTAGCGATGATGCTGATTTGGGTACTATAAACAGGAATGGTAAATATAGTGATGTGATATGTACTTACAAGGGTGTTCCGGTTACAGGCGAGTTGGTTAGGTCTGCTAACCAGTGGCTGATGGATAATTGGATGGGGCGCCCCGGCCAGAGGGAGAGTATGAATAAAGAACCGGAGTTAACGAGGGAAGAGGTAGATGCGCAGATAGCCATCTTATTAGAAAATGGTTGATTATAAATTATTGTCAAATGACAAGGCTTCGCTGCTTTTAAAGTTATTAAGGCTTCGGGAGAATCAGCGTGCAGAGAATTGGATAGACAGTTACAAGCCTTATGATTGGCAAAAGAGGTCTCACGCCGCTGGCCGTGATTGCGGGCAGGTCTTGGATATGTGTGCGAATCAGGTTGGCAAGACTTACAGTGTGAAGGCTGAATTGTCGTATCATGCTACGGGTCTTTATCCTGATTGGTGGGAAGGCAGGGTTTTTAAGCGACCCGTGCAGATATGGGCATGCGGAACCACTAATGAGTTGACCCGGGACGTTTTCCAAAGCGAATTATTTGGATGCCCTGCTACGTTCCCGGCTTCGTTTGGAACCGGCAGTATTCCCAAGAAATGTCTTGATATTGATGGCATTATTAAGAAACCGCAGATCCCTAATGCGTTTTCTCAGGTTAGAGTAAAGCATGTTAGCGGGGGCTACAGCACGATAACAATGAAGTCTTATGATTCAAAAAAACGTGCTTTTATGTCTAAGGCGGTGGATATAATTGCATTAGATGAGGAGCCTCCGGTGGATATAATGAGTTCCTGTTTAGTGAGGCAGGTAAATAAGATTAACAGTTTGTTAAAGATGACGTTCACTCCAGAGAATGGTATGACGGATGTCGTATCTCAGTTTATGAATGATTTACAGCCGGGACAGGCGCTGATACAGGCGACATGGAATGATGCCCCACATTTAACAGAGGAGAAAAAGAAGCAGATATTGGCGGCAATTCCTATATGGGAAAGGGATATGAGAAGTAAGGGGATTCCTGTATTTGGCGATGGCCTTGTGTTCCCTATAAGTGATGACGCTGTTTCTGTACCGGTTTTTAAGATACCTGACCATTGGCGAAGGCTGGCGGGGCTGGATATAGGGGGATGGAATCATCCGACTGCGTGTGTATGGGGTGCGTATGATGACGATACCGATATTATATACATTACAGATACATATAAAAGTGATAATAAGTCTTTGGCCGAACATGCCAGCAGTATACGGTCAAGGGGGAAAGAAGTGTTGATTGCATATCCGCATGACGCCGAGCGTGCAGATAGAGGAGGGGATAAAGTTGCGCAACAATACAGGGTTGAAGGTTGTAATATGATGCATACCCATTTTACGAATCCCCCCTCAGATGGCGAGATGGCGGGGAAAGGTGGTAATGCAATTGCTCCCGGACTAATCGAAATGTTTAACCGTATGCTTGGCGGAAGGCTGAAAATCTTTAATCATCTTCACGACTGGTTCAAAGAAAAGGCAATGTATCACACAACAAATGGCAACCTGGTCAGGAAAAACGAAGACTTGATGTCGGCGTCAAGATATATGGTTATGTCAATAATAAGGTTTGGAATTGCTAAAAATTCATTCAGGCATAAGGCTCGTATTATGAATGGATATATTAATCCAATTAATTTTATTCTGGGAAAAAATTAAGGGCTAAAGATAATGGGTGGAATAATATCGGGAATATTTGGAGGGGGCGATGCCGAAAAGAAGGCAAAGGACGCCGCACGAACACAAGCCGCCGCCGATGCAGACAGAATGACCAGGCTTGTTAAGCAGAAGGAAGAAGAAGCGTTATTGGAGCAATCTAAAGGGAAGCGCAGGGTTGCGGCTGCTGCAAAGCGCAGGAATATTTTTACTTCGCCATTGGGTATAACAAATAAGGAGTCTGAATTTTTATAAACATGCATGAATGCAAAAGAGCTGATTAAACTATATGAGGAGTTGGATAATAGCACGGAACGGCAAAATTTCAAATTGTTATGGCAGGAGATAAATGATTTTATTCTTCCTCGTAAAACCAATATAGTCGTTTCTAACGTTAAGGGAGCAAGAAAGACCGACAGACTTCAGGAGGGCACTGCCCCTCATTCTGCCGGACTCCTTGCCGCAACCCTGCAAGGATCGCTGACGTCTAATAGTGTGCAATGGTTTAATATAAGGATAGCGGACAATGCTATAAATGAGGACGAGGAAATTAAGGCATGGCTCGATGACAGCACAAGGCGTATGTATAATGCCATTAATGATTCTAATTTCAGAGTAGAAATCCACGAAATGTTTATAGATATTGTTACAGTTGGAACAGGGTGCTTGCTTACAGAGAGAGTGTTAACCGAAAGCGAAAACATCCTTAATTTCAGGTCTTATTTTATAGGAAGCGACTTTCTTATTTGCGAAGACGCACAGGGATATGTAGATACTGTTCTAAGAAAAGTATGGTTTTTTCCCCGACAGGCAAATCAGTTATTTGGTGATAAAGCCGGGAAAAAGGTATTGGCGGCGCTAGAGAAGAAAGACAATACTGAATTTCCGTATCTTCACGTAACCATGCCGATAAAAGAGTTTGGAGTTGGCTTTGGAAACAATGAATGGAAATATACCGATATCTATGTTTCTATGGAAGATATGGTTATTTCTAAAAAGTCAGGATATTTTGAGTTTCCATATATCGTGCCGAGATGGAATAAGGCAAGCGGCGAAGTATATGGAAGGTCTCCTTCTTTCACCGCACTTCCAGATGTCAGAACTCTCAACGTTGCGACCTCATATATGATGCAGGCATGGGCAAAAGATATAAAACCGTCAAGACTGGTTCCTGAAAACCTGGGAGTGGATATTGATGACACTCCCGGTACAAATATCCCTGTGCCTCTGCACATGATAGAAGCTATAAAGAATGGCGCCTTAACCTCTAATGCAAGATGGGAAGTATCAGTACAGGAAAGAGAGCAACTGCGTACAGCGATTAAGGAATGTTATTTTACCGACCAGATACAAATGCAGAAACAAGCACAGATGACGGCAACCGAGTCAAGTATTATATTTGAGCTTATGCAGAGGTTGCTAGGCCCCGTCTTTGGCAGACTTGAGGCGCAAATGGCGCCTATGGTAGAAAGAATATTCGGGATAATGCTTAGAGCGGGTGAATTTCTGCCTATCCCTGAAAGTCTTGATAGGAATAAACTTAATATTGAATATGTAGGCCCGCTTGCAAGGTCACAAAGATTAAGTGAGTTAAATGCCGTGAAGCAATGGCTGGAGCAGATTGTACAGATAGCAAGTATAAAGCCAGATGTTATGGACGTGCCTGACTTTGATGAGATAGTAAGAGATTCGTCAAGAATGCTTAACGTAAATGAAAGATATGTAAGAACCAAAGATGATATAGTTAATATTAGAGCAAGCAGGGAAACGCAACGACAGGAACAACAGACGACAGAAGAAGCCGGCGTTGCCGCCGATGCGTTTGCAAAAATAGCGAAAATAAGTTAAAGAAACTAAAGGAAATTATTATGTATGAAAAACTTGACATCTTGCCGATGCTCCCTATTGTTTTGACGGAAAACAGTAAATCGAAAGCGATTCGGGTAATTGGCGTTGTTGCGTATTTTTTTTGGGTTTTCCCCGTAATGTTTTTATGGTTATTTATTATG